GAAAAAGTTTGGTGAGTCGGGAGGCTTTACTGAGGTTGTCAGAGAAGATTCCTTTGGTTATGCGTCACAGGGATTTTTATATGGAGAGAGCCAGAAAAAAAACTTTGGTGGTTGGATAGCTATTAACAAGTCTACAGGTGAGTGGACTGTTTGTGAAACTCCAACAGAACATAGTGAATATAAAAAGAAAGCACTAGATGCAGCTAAAGATAATGTAAAAGCAATTAAAGAAGGTAAACCTTTTAAAAGATGTTATAATGATATAGCAGAAACATTTAGAAGTAAACCTACGGGTAATAGAGTTTTGGGCTTTGTGTGTTCATACTGCCCATACAAACTTCCTTGTTGGGGAAGTGATAAATTGCAGTTGCTACCGCAGCAGCAATCTAAAGGTAAAAATCCTAAATGGGTTTGGTACACTTCTGTTACAAATCCAAAGGAGGAAACCGAAGAGTTTAGTGGTGGATAGTTTGAGGGGTCTATTCACCATTGACTCTTTATACATTGTAAATATGCATTTATATTTTATAGTTTTTAAAAATAAAAAAGATAATGATTATAAATTATTTACTAATACTATCTTTGATAAAGAAAAAGAAGCAGAAGAATTTGGAAGAAAAAGTATGAAGAGAGGATACGAATACAAAGTATTAGATTATAATAGCGAAAACCACGATAGGTATTGGAATGAAAAAGAAAGAAAAGATTAACTCAATTAATGCAGTCAAGGTGATAGTAAGTCCTTGGCAAAAAGGTTTTACTTGTGGTATAATTATGGATAGTAAATCTGCAATGACCACAGAGCAATATGAATTATGTTCTACAATAGCTAGAGGCATGATAAAGATGGCAACAACAGACCCCCATTCAACGTTTCTATGGGGACTCCGTGGATTTGCTGATGATAAAAAAAAGAATGAGAAAGATTTAACTATTAGTTCTGTTGCAGAATTTGATGATGAATCTAATGTTATTGACTTTCTCGAATACTTAAAAATGAAACGAGATAAGGAGTTAAACTAATGGCAACGCACTTAGTTATAGGTGACCCTCATTGTACACCTAAAGCAAGCAATGAAAGATTTTTGTGGGCAGGTAAATTTGCACATGATTTAAGACCAAATACCATTATATGCATGGGAGATTTTGCAAGTATGGATTCACTATCTAGTTATGATAAAGGTAAAAAATCATTTGAAGGTAGAAGATATAAAAAAGATATAGACCATGCTCATGATGCATTAGCTAAATTTAATAAAGGTCTTAAAGGTAGACGACCTAGAAAGATTATGCTACTAGGTAATCATGAAGATAGAATAGATAGAACAGTAGACGAGATACCAGAACTTGAAGGTACAATTAGTACAGATGATTTTAAGTTTGAAAGTTTTGGCTGGGAAGTTTATCCATATCAAGAACCTGTTGTAGTTGATGGTGTATACTATTGCCATAATTACCCTACAGGTGTTATGGGTAAACCTATTAGTGGAGATAATATTGCACGTTCTTTATTAATAAAAAATAAAGTATCTTCTACAGTCGGACATATACATACCTTTGATTATGCTATGTGTGCCTTACCATCTGGTAGAAAATTAATGGGATTATCTGCAGGATGTTACTTGCATCATAAGGAAAACTATGCTAAGAGTACTCAACAAATGTGGTGGACTGGACTTGTAGTTAAACGTAATGTAAATAAAGGAGAGTATGATCTTGAAATGATTGAGTATAATACAGTAAGGAGAAAGTATGGTAAAAGATAAAAGAGTCTATCTTAAAAAAATAGATCATGGTAATGATATGTCATATGAGAATGAAGTAAAGTTTGATAGTGTAAATTCACCTGCACATTATATGCATGGTAAAAAAGAAACTATTGATGTAATTCGTGATTGTATGGAGAATGATGAATACCATGGATATCTTAAAGGTAATGTTTTAAAATATGTTTCAAGATATAAATTTAAAGGTGAGCCATTACAAGATTTAGAAAAAGCACAATGGTATTTAAATAGACTAGTAAAGGAGGTCAAAAATGGGACAAGTTAAGCAGGCAATAATAGAGGTAGAAGATTTCGTTGCAGGTTGTTTACGTGAAGGTAGAACGTTAAACCAAACTATACGAGATGCTAGAGAATCTAAACTAGCAAAAACTAATCCGTATCTAGATGATGAGGATTTAGTAGAAAATAAATACTACCAATTTAAAGGAGCAGAGTAATGCGTGAATCATTTATAGAAGCACTTAAGCGTAAGTATGAAGCAGAGATTGCTTCAGCTAAAGCAACTGCTGAAGTGTATTTTGAAAGACCAGTTGCTATTGGAGAACATCCACAATTTTTACAGGAGTTAGATAAAGTATTAAATCAAATATCTAATGCTGAAGAAAATTTAAAAACATTATCTAAGTATTTTGATACTAATAATGAAGATGATATACCATTTTAATAGGAGGATAAATGGCTGAACAAAAGAAAGAAACACCAAAGACTGCACCAAGAATGTATCACATAGATTCTGAAAAACTTATGGATATTATGAGATACTTAATGACTAGACCATATGGAGAGGTTGTTAAATTAATGAACTCTTTATCTACATTAACACCTGTTGATTTAAATGGAGGAGAGGATGTCAGAAAAAAATAATTTAGATAAATACACTGGTATACTATTTGAATTAAAGATTGGTCTTAACAAAGATAATGCTATAGTAATTGATTATGGTGGAAAACCTGTAGGTAAAGTTAGAGAAGCACTTAAAGGTTATGCATACCATGGTAATTTATGTGCTGCTGTAATCAATCATGCTAATGCTGTGGGGAGAAAACTACAAGATGATATCAAACAACTTATACAAAAAGTTTAGAAAAT